AAGTTGTAACAAAATCAAAAAAAGAAACGATAAGAACAACCCAAAAGCAGATTGATCAACTTGCACCGTTAGCAAGTGCGCTTAAAAAACAAATGTTAGCTGAACAAAAAGCTGAAGCTTCAGCAAGGAAAACAGCACAAGCATTAAAAGCAAAAACAGAAAAGATTAGAGAAGCTACACAAGAAATCGGTTACCAAAATGATGTCCTTGCTTCACAACATCAAATGTATGCCGAGGGGATTACAATGTATGAAGAAAGTGCATTAAAACTTGAAGAATCAAATGCACAAAAACTGGAATCAGAAAGATTAAGGATTCAAGAACAAAAACAGTTGTGGCTTGATGAATTCAAAGAGTATAGCGCTTTTGTTAAAAACAGAAGAAAAGAAGAAGACGACGCCGCCGCGGCAAAATTAAAACTTGAAAAGGCAACGGCAAAATCAACCATTGCAATCGTTGCTGGCATGAGTGGGGTTTTAAAAGGTGAATCTCAGGGAATGTTCAGTTTATATAAAGCGGCGGCAATTTCTATGGTATTTATTAACGCGGCGGAAGCGGCTTCTAAGGCGTATGCCCAATTGGGTATTTTTGGTCCTATTGGGGCCGCGGCCATTTACGGACTGGCAATTGCTCAAGCAGATCTAATTGCGCGAGAAAGCTTTCCAGGGAAACAAGCTGGCGGTGATGTTATGGCAGGTCAACCGTATTTAGTCGGGGAACGTGGTCCTGAGTTGTTTCAACCAGGAAGAACAGGTTCTATAGTTCCTAATGATAAAGTCGGTTCTAATGTAATCGTAAATGTTTATGACGGGACCGGACGCAAAATCTCACAAGCAATGTCAGACCTACGCGTCGAGGTAGTTGAAAGGGCGAATTCATTTGGTCAATTCGCGGCGTTAGAAAGCCCATTATACACCGATGCCGCGGCCGCTTGAAGTAGAAATCACGATGGATCTTCCATTGGCAGGAGGGTCCGTATACTACTATTTATCAGACGAATCGCATGTCGGGGCAAATGGTAAGTTTTACCATGGATTCATCATTGGACGACCTAAAATCAAGATGGCGCCGACAAGCGGCGGATTCGTTCAAATGACATCAGGCGGGATTACCTTAGTCAACCGCCCAAATGATTCAGATCATCCATTCGGCGGGTCGCGTTACACAACGATTTTAGCAACGCCAGGGCCATACTATATAGGTATTAAATTCGATGAAGCATACAACCTTTTTGAAGGTATGGTTTTTTTACAATCAATTGCAAATGATGAAATGAAATTGAGTGTAAAACCCATCAGAACGACCAGCGGGTTGAATATCGGTCCAGCAGGTTCTGACTTGAATGATGAACAAGTCAATTTCTTTTTTGGTGCAATCCACGATCAGCCAGTGCCTTTAATTGATGCAAGCCAGTTTGATAGTATTACAGGAACCGCAGTCGGATTTCAGAATCTAACAACATCAACCGGAACCGTTAAAATCGACGGGACGACCCGCGCACCGGACGCCTGGAGTGCGATTAATGATGCTGTCGGTTCCTCGATGTCAGGAGGATCGGCACGTTACAATGCCGATTATACCAGTTCGAGCAAACGGTCGGTTTCAGGAACGGGTGCAAAGTGGGCGACAACTCCGGCAATGACTGCATCAGGGACAACGATTGGTGACTTTGCCGATCAAATTGCACATATTATGACGAACACAATCACAAGCGATTCCTTATATGTTTTGGAAACTGCAAATGTGGATAAAAACAAGATTGGAACTCCGCCGGATTCAACGATCATCATTTCTCAAGAAAGTGATATTTTGAATTTATTATCATCGGTTATGCCTGGTGTTAATTACCAATTTTATATTGCACCCAACCAGACTGATGGAAACCGAACATTATTTCTGATCGATAAGGATGATGTTCCTGGGACAGGTTCTGATTATTACCATGCATTATCTGATTTTGAAATCATTGAAATCGTAATCCGCGCACCAAAAGAAATAAGAAATATTTCTTTAAAATATACAGATTATTTCTGGAGTGGAACCGATTTGGGATCTCAAGGGTTAGGGAGTGTAATTTCGTTAGGTGCAAGTGGTTCTGATATTTCATTGAATGCATTGGCAGATGATTCATCACAATCGGGTGATGTCTCAACGATGCTGACAAAAATTAAAAATGTGCTTATCAAACCAACTGTAAAAGCAAAAATCGCAGGACTCAAATCAACATGGCGACCAGGGGACCGTATCGTATTTGATCGCAGAATAGAGCAGGTTCATGTCGATATGAAAGTGCGTGGAATCGAGTGGGATTCAGTCGCAATGGAAACTTCCATTGAAGGCGAAGCAACCATCACCGATTTGGTTCAATCATGAAAATTCTAGATTCTAATAAAATAACCACGCAAAGCCTATCATCAGGCACTCAGTTTTCTGCTGATTATTCGGTTGATAATATTTCAGATGATAATCCGCGTAAATGTTTCATGGCAAATTCTTCAAGCGCAACGATTTCCGTGACCTTAGCATCAGGGATGTCGGCAATTTTTATTTCTGGAGTGATGGCAGATTCATTGACTTTGAATATTTCAGATACGGATAATTCACTTTCAATTATTGATGTTTTAGACATCAATAATTATTCAACGAATAAATGGATCAATAAAAATAATGACGCAAAACAAAAACCGAACCTTCAACCATACACGCGGGGAACGTTCAGCGGAACCGTTTTAACATCACCAATCACAACGAATACCACACTTTCTGATTATCTTACAGGAGGGCCGGACACGTTAGTGCTTGAGGCAAATTTAACACTTGGTGATGGTGGCGAAGATTTGGTGATTCTTGAGTTAGGGTTGAGCGATTCAGATGACACCATCGAAAACGATTGGGATGGTTCCGCATTGGGTGCAGGAACTGCGACCTTGACGCTTGAATCATCAACCGATCAAAAAGGGTCTCCAGTTGAAGGAAATGCAATACACCAATGGGATCAAAGCTCAGGCGCAACCGGACGTTTTGAGGATTCTTCAGGAAATGCAATTAATATTTTTAATTTTTCCAATATTCATGTTGGATCAATTATCACAATTGGCGGATCAGATTATCAGGTCAGTCAAATCGTTGGTGATGGAACAGGCGCGGCAGATATTACACTTTCAGGATCAGTCGCCGATGCAACGATCACGAGTGTTAAAAATCCCGTAAGAATTGGTATTTTCCAAGCATCTTCAGTGATTGAAATCGAAAATCCACAGGTTGGAATCTCAAAAGCACTTCAGGATTTTTCAATCAGAAAACCCTTGAAGAATGGCGGATATCAGGAAACGCAAAAAAACGTGATTCAAATTTTTACATGCAATTTGATTGTGTCGATTTCTCAGGCAAATAATATCATCGATTTTTATCATGCATACCGTTCAAAACCTTTTCCAATACAAATCCTGAATGATTTGGCATCAGATCAAAGCGAGGCGTTTAATTTTTCAGGGTTTTTTTACATGATCGATGCGCCTGAAATGGTGAGCGCAAATCATTCAGGATCATATCAAAATATGACTTTTAACATACGCGAGGTAGTCTGATGGCAGATCGAATTTTAAAACCGGACACGGGCAACGATCTGGTTTTGCAAAATAATGGTGGAACCGCAAAAATCGAGATCAATGATGGACAGGAAATCACCATATCAATCGGGTCATCAAGTGGTGATGATTTTAACGTGGGAAGCGGAAAGCTTTTAGTCGAAGGCGATACAAGTTTGGTTTCAATCACTGGTGATTTTAAAGTTGGTGGAAACAACATTGAAGATTCTGGTGGAGTAGTAGCACTTACTTTTGATGGGTCTGGGAACACGAATTTGTCAGATAAAATTCTGCAACGCCCTACCATCAAAGATTACTCTGAAACTGGAAATGCAATTGGCGTTACTGGTTCTGCAGAAACGATAGATATTACTTCAGGCAATGTGATTACTGCGACACTGGATGATAATTGCACTTTTACGTTTTCAAACCCATCAGCATCAGGTTCGTGTTGTTCATTTACGTTAATCCTAACGCAGGATGGAGGTGGTGGCAATACAGTCACATGGCCTGGATCGGTCCAGTGGGCCAGTTCAACTGCTCCGACAATTTCATCGGGTGGGGGAGATGTAGATATTTTTGCATTCATCACGGTTGATGCTGGAACCACATGGTTTGGTTTTACAGCAGGTCTTGACATGGATATCTGATGGCATTTTCTTCTTTACGTTCGTTAATGGGTGCCAGTAGTGGTGGGAGGGCGCCGGCTCGGGGCGTTTTTGGTGGTGGGAATACTGGATCGGTTTCAAATGTCATTGATTACATAACCATAAGCTCATTCGGAGACGCAAGCAATTTTGGGGATCTTAGTGTGGCACGTAGCGTCCCAGCCGCGACATCAAATGGAACTACGGACCGAGGTGTATTTGGTGGAGGGAGTACTGGATCGGTTTCAAATGTCATTGATTACATAACCATAAGCTCATTCGGAGACGCAAGCAATTTTGGGGATCTTAGTGTGGCACGGGACGCTCTAGCCGCAACATCAAATGGAACTAGGGACCAAGGTGTATTTGGTGGAGGGTATACAGGATCTATTACAAATGTCATTGATTACATAACCATAAGCTCATTCGGAGACGCAAGCTATTTTGGAGATCTTACAGTGTCACGGCGCTACGTATCCGCAACATCAAATGGAACTACGGACCGAGGTGTATTTGGTGGAGGGAATACTGGATCGGCTTCAAACGTCATTGATTACATCACCATAAGCTCAACCGGAGACGCAAGCAATTTTGGAGATCTTACAGTGTCACGGGAAGGTCCAGGCGCAACATCAAATGGAACTACGGACCGAGGTGTATTTGGTGGAGGGTGGGATGATAGTGCCGGCAGACATAACGTCATTGATTACATCACCATAAGCTCAACCGGAAACGCAAGCAATTTTGGGGATCTTAGTGTGGCACGGCACTATTTATCTGCGACATCAAATGGAACTACGGACCGAGGTGTATTTGGTGGAGGGAATGATGGGACGGACGATGATATTATTGATTACATAACCATAAGCTCATTCGGAGACGCAAGCAATTTTGGGGATCTCACTGTGGCACGGGACGCTCTAGCCGCAACATCAGACGCATGAAAGGATGTAATGGATTTAATACTTAACAATCCATCTGTTTTAAAGATCGATAATGATGCTTTAAAAAAAATTGAATCCCGATTGCCTGAAATCAAACGAGCAAGAAATTCGGCAGGCCGGAAAAACACGCAAACGACATCACAGTTGATGACGCTGAACATTGCAGGTGATTCACCATATCGACATCTGAGGCAAATTTTAGCCCAGATCGAACGCAAATCAGCGGCATTGGAAGAGGCATTTTTTAAACTTAAAAAAGATGATGTCCGTCTGAAAAAATTACAGAAAAAAACAGATGAATTGTCTTTGATTCAGATCGATGAAATCAATGCTCGGATGGAACGAAGCAGACTCTATGTTGAAGGTGCTATTAAAGAAATCGGCATGTATCAGGATGCATATGAGGAAATACGAGAAACGCATAATATCCCTGAAAAGTGGGATGAAAAAGACTCAGAAAAAGCCGAAATTCGGCACCATATAAAAATGGCTTTCAGGAATTCTTTTCAGGAAATGATGTCAACAGGCATGATCGGAAGGGGATCGGCTGAATATTTGGAACAGTTTGGAGTACACCCACAATCTGCTCGCAAGTATTTGCATGATTACATTGTGCAAAATGAAAAATTAATGGATTCAGGCAAGGAGCCGACAATTGAACATTTCCATCGATTTTTGGATTCAATGGCAGATAAATTTCAGGAATCACATAAACTATGTATGAAAAGAATCGGGTTAAAAACCTTGGTCCGTGAGGAGTGGTGCTATCGAGAGACAGTTTAATGGAAATCAAATATGCTGAAATTGAAATTGAGAAACTTCAATTCGGAGTTTTTCGTCCTCCGAGTTGGTGGAACAAACATCCAAAACATAAAGAATTTCAAAAAAAAATAATTCAGTCAATTATGAAAGACGGGTTGAAAAATCCGATTTCAGCGGTTAATCAGAATGATGACGGTTTTTTTGTTTGTACGGTTGGAAATCAACGTCTCCAAGCACTTAAAACTATGAACGTAAAAATGGTCCCTTGCGTACTTGGATATAAACCAGGGCAACAGCATATCCCCCCAGGAAATAAAATCGATGATTTTACATCATTAGAAAAATATTTTTCTGTACCTCTGAAACAAGTAATCCTAAACCAAAACACATTCCATGCAGTCCCGGAAGATGTTCACGAATGGGATCCAGATAAAACATAAAAGGCAGACATGACGTATGCAAAAATTGCAGACGGGAAAATAGAAAAATACCCTTATAACATGGACTATCTCCGAAAGGACAATCCGAACACAAGTTTCCCCGCAGGTGGAATTAACTTCGTCTCAATCCGGAACGATTTTGGAGTCAAAGAAATCCAGGTCACGGCAAAACCTTCGTATACGGAATCGACCCAACGTCTGATTGAACAGACTCCAGTTTTAGATAATGGACAATGGACTCAAGTCTGGGAAGTGACGGAAAAAACGAATGCTGAAAAAACAGCAGATAACGGATTTGAGTGGGAAAAAATCCGAAACCAACGGAACCAGAAACTCCAGGAAACAGACTGGCAGATGACAAAAGCAATGGAGACTGGAGAAGATGCATCTGATTTGAGAAACTATCGCCAGAAACTCCGTGATATCCCACAGGATCAAACGAACCCTTTTTCGATCACTTGGCCTGAACTCTAATGGACACAGACCTGATCCAATCCCTCGCCGACCTCGGCGGCACGCTGGCAAGCCTCGGCTTCGCAGGCTGGCTGATTGTGTATTTGCTGAAACTCCAGGTTCATGAAAGAACGGAGTGGATGCAAAAAGATAGCGATAACGACCGCGCCTTGCAGGATTTGATCGGCAAGACAAATGAACGGAGTTCGAAAATGGAAGAAAGCGTTACGCTTTTGACCGAAGTCCTCCGGCGTTTTGAACTAAAACTGGATAAGATATGATTGCCGCACTCGCGCCCGTTGTTGCCGGAGTCGCAAAGACGATGGCGTTATCTTTTTTGTCTGAAAAACTACTCATTAAAGTTGTTTTTCTTCTCTTGGAAAAACTCGTGAAATCGACCAAAAACGAGTTAGATGACAAAATCCTTGCCGAATACCTCAAGGCGATGGGCGGGAAACTCTAATGCGGTTCGCTTATATTACGCCGGACTTTCATCGCTTACGCGGGGCTTTGCATGGCTGATATGCTAACGCCGAACTTCAGCCGCGCTGAGATGCAATGCAAATGCGGTTGCGGGCTTGATAATATGGACGAGAATTTCATGAAGATGTTGCAGTCTGTACGTGACAAACTAGGGCCGCTCTCCATAACGTCAGGAGTGCGTTGCGAGAAACATAATAAGGATTCAGGCGGATATCCTAAAAGCGCCCATCTTCAATCGATGGGGGCCGATATACGCATCTATGGACCACGGGCGCTCGCCCTGGTCGACCACGCCCGGCGCGTCGGCTTTTCCGGCATCGGAATTAAACAAAAAGGCGTACACAAACACCGATTCATTCATCTTGATATTCTACCGCGTCAAGCGCTTTGGTCGTATTAAACACGCCTTTTCTCCAATCCTTTAAAATAATTGCAACCTGAGTGTGGTAGATTAGCCCGCCAGTTGAAGATTTGAACCCTTCAAGGTTCAATATCTTTGCAGTCCCGTAGAGCGTCTTTCCTTTCTTATGTAGTTCGATAACACGCAAAGCAAGTTCAGGGTTTATTTCGCTCAAGCGTGGACGTCCTTCAATGCGGATCTTTCCTTTTCTATCACGCGCTTCGATCCGTTTCCCGTTACGCATTCCGGTTTCATGCTGAATTTTACGCCCGCCGATCATACGTTTTACCATCGTGGAACGTTCAAGCTCGCTGAATACACCCTGCATTTGAATCATGGCCTTA